CATTAACTGTATCAAATTTTGTAAACGTTCTACCTAGTCTAGCAACTGCATTCATTTGATCTCGTTCAGCAATAATTTCATTAGCTAATTGTCTAGCCAATTGTTGCACTTGTTCGTTAACAGATTCAACAGGAGCTGCAGGTAATTCTTCTACTTCTCTAGGTGCTGGTGCTTCTTGTCTTGGAGATTGTGGTAATGCTACTCTGCCTCGAGCCGCACCACGACCACCTCTTGGCAATACACCATGCCTTGGTTGTTGTCTTAACTTATCTATAATATTATTGACATTCATTTTTTAACCTAATTTTATATTTTATACTGTTCTAGTAGTTGCTTTCAAAACAGTTAATTGAATAGTTACACTTCCACCAGTTTCATTTCCAATAACAGTTAATGTTGCAGTTTTATCTTCTATTAATTGTGTTTTTGCAACAATATTAAATTCAAATCCTGCTGCTGCTACACTTTGAGAATCTTCACTATCACCAATAAATCTTGGAGTAGTTGGTAGTACCGAATTCTGCAATGCTCTAGTAACCTGTAAATCTGCTACCAATGAATCAGAAAGAATTACAGTGTATCCTAAATTAGAATTACCACCTGCAAAATTACTAGTATTTGGTGATATAATAGCACTATCACCGCCGGCTTGTAATGTTATTGATGTATTACCAACAGTAACAACTGGTATAGTTTGTTGATTTTTTGGTAATGTAATTAATTTATATCTACATGCTTGAGTTTCATCTGGTATAGCTTCTGTTAGCGGCATGTTTTCAATAATTACGCCATATGAATTAGTTCCAAGTGGATGATTTGGATTATATAAATCATAATCCACTTCGTCGTCTGCTAATGCAAATTGCGTAATATTAAATGCATTTCCACCTTGTGCTAATAATTCTCTTCCTTTTAAAGTTAATATAGCGTCAACAGTTACTGAACTGTTATCTAAATATCCCATAATTGATTTCCTATTTTTAATAAATATAATTGATATAAATTTTATGTAATTCTAAAACTTCCTTGATCTCCATTGTCTTGATATATTAATTGATTTGCATTTGTGTTTCTAATTTCTGCTACAGGTCCTCCATCAATAGTGTCTGTCGAATTTATATTAAAATCTGGAGATGTCATTTTACTTCCGGCAAATTTTTGATTTTCAATGCCAATTGGTAAAAAGTCTTGAACTTCTGCAGTAATTAAACTAGCAGTATTATTTATAATAACTTTATTTTGTTTAAATTCAGATGAAATACTTCCAGAATAAATTGGTAAAAGAGCTTCACTTCTATCAATTGGAGAAGATGCAGTTATATATACACTAGCAGATCTTATTAAATATTCTCTTGAATACTTAGTTCCATTATATTTTGATTCTACGGATGCAGTTATAAATCCTTGATATTGATCATCATCTATTCCTGATAATTCAACTATATTACCGTCTATTCCTCCTAAATATGTTTCATATGCAGACGATGCGGTAGGCGGAATATCAGCAATAATAGTATTATAACCATTATTTGCAAAATTTAAATCTGGTAATATTTTATCTTTATTACGCTCTAATATATTTGGTTTTATTAATATTCCAGATAATACATCGGCTCGGGCAGGCAATAATTGTTCTAATTGTCTAAAAAATGATAAGTCAAATAATGTAAATATTTTAATATATGCATTAATATCATTTTTATCTGTATATTTTTTCCAATAATCTCTAGCAGCTTGTATTAATCTAGGATATGATTTATCTTCAGTATCTCCAGGATCTCCTATAAATTGATCTAATTCAGTAAAACCAAATTGAGCTATAATATCTTCATTAATCATTGTTTGAGGAGAAAAATATATTCCAAGTTTTTTGCTATCTAATGGAGCTTTATCAAATTGACTTCGTTCTGCTCTTGTTTTTGGATCTAATGTTCCAATTAATTCATTGTCTTCAATTCGTATTTTATTATCATCAAATGTTCCTACTGCCATAGATATACCGTCATAATAATATGTTTCTTCAATTGAATCATATGGTATATCATTTGTCCACGATGCAAATGATGCAGAAATATTTGATGGATTTGGTTCAACTCCTAATAAACTACTAGTAACAGAATGATCAATTTTTTGTGTAAGTGGTAATCTAAAAACTAATTCATCATATGCATCAATATTACCATCATATGCTGCTGGTGCTTTTGTATGATTAGTAAATGCAGAATCTCCTAAACTAACAGACCATAATCTTAATTCTTGCAATTGTCCTTGTAAACGACTTACACCTCCAGTACCTCCTAAAACTAATGATCCAGAAAAATCAAATGAAGCTGGTGCTGATGCACTTACAGTAGCTACAATTTTACCATGTTTTGCTTTTTTTGTTATTAATTCTAAATCAGTTCCAGATGTTCTTAAAAGAGTAGTTAAATATCCACCATCAAACAATTCAATTTCACCAGAACCAGTACCATTTATTTGCATTGTACCCATAGTACCACTACTAAAATCTATATTAACAGTGTTACTACCTATAGTAAATAAATTCATCGTACTAGGTATTGTAGGATTAGTTAAAACATCATCAGTTCTAAATCTAAGTTGAACTGAATTGATACTTTGTGAATAATTAGTTGTAACAGTACCAGACGTATTACCTATTAAATCTAAAGCATAATCAAAATTTAATTTTTCATATATTGGTGCTCTGTCTAATCTAGGACCACCATATTCATTTATACTTATCATGGATTGAGGAATACCATAACATGATAATAATGCTTGTACGCTTCGTTTAGTACCCTTAGACTTTAATAATAACGGTAAATTATTAATAATACGTCTCCATACAGTATATGTTTGATTTTCTCCAGATAAAGAAGGTTCTCCTATACTATTAGATCCTGTTAACGGAGTTCCTGTTTCATTTGTTCCTAATACATATTCCCATAAATCTTGATTTTGTTGTCCATTTGTCAAATTCCAACCAAATTGTTTTGCAACAGAATATAGTAATTCATTTGGCATTCCTAACTTAGGATTTTCTTCACGTTTATTAATTTTAGTCATATGATCAATATACGTATAAAGTATATCATAGTGATGACCAAGCATATTAACAAATGTAATCATGGATATATTGCTATTATCTGATCTAATAAACTGTGGAATATTATTAATTAATGAATTTATGTTATTATCATCATATAATATTGCAGAATTATATGCATCATCGTACCACGTTGTAAATTCACTACTAGTTACCGGAAACAGTGTATATGGATATGTAGAATTTGATTTAGGAATTGGAGTTATATAACTGCCAGTTATTTCTGGAACTGTTGCATCAATTAATGGTATATTATGAGTAGTTAATTTAGACTCTGATTGATAATATAAGAATTTTTCAAATTCGTCAAAGCCTCCAATTAAATTAGTTTGCTGTATACTAAAATCATTTGCATTAGTTGTAGCTATAGATCCTGATAATTGAGATACTGCATTACTTTGTGATGTATAATATTCTAATAATTGTAATTTATATTTTATATTATTTAATCTTTCAGTTGCTGAACTATAAAATATAAAATTATTAAAATCAGTGTAATCAATATTTAATTTAACTCCGCCAAGACTTCCAGAAAAATAATTATCTATAATTTGTTGCGAAGTTTGAGTAGAAGAACCTAATAGCTCAGTCCATGATTTAAAATTTGTTTCAGATGATATATCAGCTGATGCATTTGCTTGCCAATTTGGATTAGCTAATTTTTTAAATGTTTTTTTAGAAAATTTTGAATCTATAAAAACTGTATCTATATATGGATTTTTTTGTTCTTCTACTATCCAACATTTAAAATCTACTTGATATTGTGTTGATAACGGTTCATTTAATTTAACATATAAGTATTCACCAATAACTACACTATTAACAAATGTTACACATTTATTTTGACTAAAATTTAATAAATATGATTTATAATATCCTCGACCAGTTTGATTAACAGACTGTATATAATTTGTTATTTGTTGTAAAAATTCTGAATTATCATTATTTATTGCACGTAAACGTAATTCAGTTCTATCTGGAGAAATTTCATCAATTCTTAAATATTGTTTACCATAACTACCAATTAAATTTTTAAAAAAGTTTAATACAATTCGATACTGTCCGGCATTAATTTTTAAATCTTCAAATTGTTTGTTTATATCAATTGCAATTGGAGTATTTAAATTAATTGATTTTTTAGTATCTTTATCTACATATTCCGGAATTTTTGTTTGTATAGGTACATTATGATTACCAGTAATCCATGTCGTATCAGAATAAATATGTAATTCAATTTGTTGACCGTCGTCTTGTTTTAAAATATCTGAATTAAAAAATATTCGTTCATTTGAGTCAAAATCTAAAAACTCAGTTTTGCTTTTAGAAATACGTTCTGCTGAAATAGATTTTTCTGCAGTTAATATTTGATTGATATTTTTATATTGTTGTAAACTCATTATATTTCTCTATTCCATTCATCAACATTTTTAGAAGCATCAGTTATAGACCAATATGATTGAGCTGCATTTATTGTACTATATTTATCATTTGTATTAGTTCCAGCTAATGCTGCTATACCAAATGTATCCCCTACATCAAATTCAGAATTTGCAATTACTATATCCTTAGTTGCATTTTGCACTTGATATT